ATTACCTGACCACGATTGCCACACCCCATACCCCCTACCTCGGTTGTGGAAATCGTGGTCAGGTAATCCTAACGCCTTGATCAACCTTACGAAATTGTGGACATGGTCACTATCGTAGTATTCCAGGAGATAAGCATTATAAGGGAGGTCGGGTAATTTGGGCTTAACCTTGGGTTTAGCCTTGGGCTTAAAGATGATGCACAAAACGAATATGATCGCTACGGCTAAAAATATAGAACCAACTTGATTATTCATAATCCTGTTCCTCTGTGTTTACTGTTTTACTGGGTTAACTGTTATGGTTGCCGGTTACGTTGTCCGGCGCTCAAGTTATAGTGAGCCGCTTATCGCTGGGGAGCGAGCTTAAACTAATTCAGCAAACAATTTAGTGAGTTTATCGTCGTCTAGCTTGTCAACGCCGCTTAGGGCTTTAACGCCGTACTTGGCCATAAGCTCTTTAGCTTCGTCACGACCGGTTTCTTTGGCATAAGCTTTAAGAGCAGTCTTTACAGCATCAATACTTGGCACATCATCGCCTAAATCATCGTCATCTTCAAGGTCGTCTTCAAGATCATCTTCTGGCTCATCAGATGCAGCGGTGGTCACCGGCCCGGCTTGCCAAATGGTAATAATGTCGTCGTATTGGTCTTGCTCGACCTTGCTCATAGTGCGGCCTAATGTAGTGGCGACATCAACACCTGCTTCTGTGAGAACCGCCATAGTGAATTCTTCACCGTGGTCTTTCTTACTGGCTTTGGCGGCGGTTTTAAAATCGGCTAAAGTTGTACCTGAGTCAGGTGTATTTTGATCATCAACCGCAGTACTCGATTTACCTTGGCTTGGTGTGGATTTGGGTGTTTCAGCGGGGGCATCATCACCCGTGATAATCAATTTATTTAGCTGGTTAATCAGACTGGCGTTAGCGGGAGTCAATTCTACTTGGTAATTCACATAATTGGTCATTGGTCGTTCCTTATTAAGAATTAGTAAACTTACTGTTTAACTGGGTAACTGATTAGCAGTATCGGCCAGTGGGAGACATTTTGCCTGTGTAAATTGTAAAAAGCAACCTTTTATTTTAATTATAATTGTTAACTTTACATTAGGTGTAACTAAAGGCACAATGCAGCACAATTCAATAAACAGTAAGGCCGGGAAATGTTAGAATACTTTAAAAAGGAGTTAGTAACCCTCCAACGGGAACGACTCAATGAATTAATTGAGCAAGCCGATGGGGTTAACTATTTGGCTAAAATGCTAAATATCCATTACACCACTATTAAAGGGTGGGTGACACGCGGACGTATAAGTAAGAAAGGCGCAAGAATGGTAGAAGCTAATAAAGCATTAGGGGAATTCTTTAAAGCTAAGTACCTACGACCTGACTTATAATTATAACGACGAAGGATTTACCCTATGATTGTAGATAAAGAGCAATTACGCCCTTATATTGATCAAAACGCTGATTTAATACCCCTCCACGTATGGAACAAGCAAACCACAGACAAAAAAGGTAAAGTACAAAAACGCGGCAAGACACCACTCAGAGCAGATTGGACACAGTCCCCCAAGAATACTAAACAAACGTTAGAGCTCGCTAAGAAGAGTTATAACGTGGGTTATCGTATAGGCGACGAAGATCTTATAATCGACATTGACCATCGTAACTTTAAAGACGGTGAAGACTCATTAGCAGACTTATGTGAGTTCTTGGGTGTTGATGATTTAGCTGAAACTTGCCCCACGGTTGTCACAGGTAGTGGTGGGTTCCATTACTATTTACGCAAGCCAAAAGGGATTAAGATTAGGGAGACTATTGACCGCTTCCCCGGTATTGAGTTTAAGACCAAGGGGCGTCAGGTTGTCACCGCTGGTAGTAAACACCCTAATGGTAATATGTACGAGTGGGATGACTTCAGCCCCGAATTAGGCAAGCAACCCAATGCTCATGCTAATCTTATCGCACTGTTAGAATACGTAGCACCAGAAAACCAAGTAGGTACAGGTACTATTAATGGGGATCAGTTGTGGCGCTTACTTGAGCAATTACCCATAGAACAATTTAACAACAACGACCCTTGGTTCAAGGTTATGTGCGCGGCGCATCATGGTACGGCGGGCTTAGGTATTGAAGAATTCCTGGAGTGGTCGTTAGACGGCACAGGTTACGAGGATGATGAGCATCTTATCCGTTGTCGTTGGACTAGCCTAAGTGATAAGCCTGTTAGTGTAACGGTTAATAGTTTATACAAAGAAGTGTTAACCCACGGTGGAGACACGGGCGTAATTACGGCCAAAGAAGATTTTGAAGGGGTTAACGATTTCGCTGATGAGGACGATATTGACGATGACTTTGATGATGTGGTATCAGAACCTGAAGTTAAAGAGTCGTATCGGTCAGGTGTGGCGATACAATTAGCCCAGTGCCTTTCCCCTAGCTCCAGTGAAGAAGATATAATCAAGGCTATCCGCGCGGCGTTACAAGCGGGTACGATAGAACAGGTTAAGTCGCTCAAACTCATACAAGATAATATGAAGATAAACAAGGGGGATCTTAACGAAATTATCAAACAGATTAAAGAACAGATTGTAGAAGACCTTGGCCGCATACTAGCAGAAAAGACTCTAGACATGTCGTTCTATAAAGGTAAGGGGCTTGTGTTCACTAGCAATGGCCAGTTCTGGGCATATAACGGAACGTTCTGGACACCCATCACCAAGCAATACGTAGGCAAGCAAATAACCAATGTTCTAGACAAGCTCCGTAAGAAGATAGATGTTAAGGTTAAAGAAAACGCATTGGTGAACGAGGCCATTGGTATTATGGAGCGCATTGTGGCCACACGTGATGATGTCCTCCGCCTAAGAGATCGCCCACACCCTGTTATTAATTGTAAGAATGGGGAATTGTGGATTAAGAAAGACGGGACTAGCGTTCTACGCCCACATCGCCCACAAAGTTACTTACTACAGTTATTAGGCGCTGAATATTCCCCCGGTAGCGAATGCCCGTTGTTCGATAAATCTATCCGCCAGATATTCGCCAGTTACGACGACTGTGAAGATATCGTCCGCCATTTTGAGGAGTACATGGGGTTCGTATTGCACCCAGATAAACGCCCCGCTAAGTGGTTCCTGTTCAAAGGGCCGGGCGGCGATGGTAAGACTACTCTTATGAAAATCTTATGTGGTATCTTAGGGGATTCAGTATTACCGGCTTCCATAGAAAGGTTTAAAGGCGGTAGTGGTGGAGATAACCATGCTACGGAGACTCTCCCCGGCAAGCTATTAATTTACGATGATGATCTGAATCGCAATGCTATATTACCAGACGGTACGCTTAAACAGTTGAGTGAAGATGGCGAGTTAACCGCTAACCCCAAGGGGGTAACGGCGTTTAAGTTTAAAAAGGTGTGTACCGTTACCTTACTGAGCAATGGCTACCCCAAAACAAGAGACCTAACAAGGGGGTTTAGGCGGCGTGCAATGGTTATACCATTTAACCGTGCATTCCATATTGAAGGGGCTATTTTAGACCTAGCCGACCAAATTATTAAAAAGGAAATAGCAGGGGTGTTAAATAGGGCATTGCAAGGGTTGCAACGGTTGAGAGCGAGGGGGGATTTTAGAGAACCCAAAAGCTGTGAGTATGCTAAGAATGTTTGGATTAGTGAAAGTAACGCCGTCGCGCTGTTCTGTAAAGAATGTGTACAGATAACCAAAGCCCATAAGGACACGGCTAGTCTGAATGAGGCTTATGTCCATTATACCAATTGGTGTATTTTGTATGGTATAACCAAGGTGGATACTAAACAACAATTTAGGGGGACTATGGAAGATATGGACATTTGGTACGGCAAACTGGGTGGGAACAAGAGCGGCTTCCGTGGAGTTAAGCTAATTGAAGAACCAATTGACGAGTTTGATGATATCGAGGATTTTGATTGAATTTGGTGGGTCGTTTGGATTTATGGTAACTTTTGTAACATTTGTAACTATTTGGTCTAAAAAGGTTATAAAAGTTAAGTAATTATAAAAATCCTTATTACACTGTTTAAAGTACGTATAATTTGAATTTATATAAAGGCTTATAGGTCTAAAAAGGTAACATTTGTAACCTTTTGGCAAACAGCAAATAAAACTGGAGATTAAAATGATTATCTGTGATTATTGTGGTGATAAAGCAACATACGAGGATTCTTCTGTAATTTACGGGAGGAGTTACGGCATGGTGTATATTTGCAAGTGTGTAGAAGGGTGGGCTTATGTTGGTGTCCACAAAGGAACAAATAAACCGTTAGGGAGATTAGCAGATAAAACATTGCGGGAAATGAAGAAAAAGGCCCACTCGGTTTTTGACCCAATGTGGAAGTCTGGGGGATTGAGCCGCAAGCAAGCGTATTCTTGGCTCGCTGACAAGCTAAGTATCAAAGGTAAGGATTGTCATATAGGGATGTTTGATTGTGCACAGTGTACTAAAGTTATGAGGATATGTCAATGAAAGATTTAAATTGGGAAGATATCGACGATAAACACACCCGAGCAAAGATCCACGGGGGGCTGGTTAGTCAAAACCTATACACTGGTTTATGATCACGAGCTTCGTCCGTTAGACACCGTCTTGGCCGCCATGGTCTTTGTCCCTGATCACTACCACCGGTGGGGAAGGGAGGAACAAAAGTTTGTGACGGTTAGTTCGAGCCTGTACGAGGCAACTGTGCACTGTAGTATGTGCAAATACTCTTATCGAGATGAGGGTGATATTGATGACAAAGAAAGACCAGGATTAATGGCCCATATTTGCGAGGACTGGAAATGACTGTCTACGTAGATAAACCAATACATAAATACCGTAGGATGATTATGTGTCATATGATGGCAGACTCCATTGAGGAGCTACACGAGATGGCCGATAAGATAGGTATTAATCGTAAATGGTTCCAACCTAAAAGTTCACCTCATTATGATGTTTGTACTTCTAAGCGGAAGTTAGCTATAATGAACGGAGCGGAAGAAGCTGATCGTAATAAGATAGTTATGTTGATAAAATATTATAGAGGGTTGAAATCATGACAGAAGCAGATTACATACGGGTACAGAACATAGCCTATCTCAATGTGGCTAGACAAGCATTATCCGAGGCAATGGTCACAGAGGACCGTTACAACAATAGTATTACTGAGGAGTTTATTCAGGCCAGGAAAACGATAACTTTGTTACATACACAACTGTTACACGATGAGATAGAGCGTAATGAGGTAACGCTACCTGAACCCGCGCCACATTACAAGTTAGAAAGGACTACTTATCACCTACAGATGGGAACAAGAATGGAACAGGGGACACTCTCACTCGGGATATACCCGACCATAGAAGGAGTAAATAAAGCTAAGGAGATGGATAGTAGGTGTATGGCTCCCGGTATGAGTATTTCGTACAGTACAACCCTTGTTGGGCCTACCCATGAAAAATAAACTAAGACACGCAATGATCGATCTTGAAACACTAGATACCATCCCATCAGCAAAGATTGTGAGTATTGGGGCGGTGATCTTTGACCCTAGATACGGTAAAATCAGCGATGATAAGTTCTACACCTTAGTTGATATAAACGCCCAGCCAGAAAGGACTCACAGTAAAGACACTTTGGAATGGTGGAATAAACAACCTACTAACGTGCAGAAGCAGTTAAAAGGTACGACTAGCTTAGAGGATGCACTGGAAGACCTGGCCTTCTACCTACCCAAGGATTGTAAAGTTTGGGGTAACGGCGCTACCTTTGATATATCCATGCTTGAGGACGCTTACCGACAACTAGGCATAGAGATACCTTGGAAGTTCTGGAACGTTAGAGATTGTCGCACTGTTCTTGATATGCATGAGTCTAGCCGTGGTGGATTTAATAAGAAGAGCGGAGGTACTTTACACAACGCCTTAGATGATGCACACTACCAAGCTCAATACATCAACATGATGTGGCGTAAACTACTTAAAACAGTAAACTAGGAGAAAAGGTATGTCAGCCGTCATTTGTACACATTGCTCAATAGGGTTAGCGTCACCTACCGTACGTGAACGTATAACTCAAGACTTTTCGTGTTGGAATTGCCTCACCGCCATGCCTGAACATGTTGGGGATGATAATGTCGGGGAAGCAATATTAGAATTGCTAGATAGGCTTGAATATATAGAGCAAATGCTCAATATACAAATCTAACATTAACTAGTACTCGGATTAGGAAGTGAGCCATGAAACAATACACTCTACAAGATATCAAAGATGCATATGAAGACGGGTATTACGAAGGTGCCGGGGACGACGCTTGGTACAATGACCACGATTCTAGCGATGATTCAACACTTAATTCCGATGCGATGGTGAATGACCCTAGGGATAAGTTTATAGCCGAATTACTTAAAAGGAATGCAAATCATGTTAATTAATATATTAGTAGCTGCGGTAGCCGTACTTGCTTGTGACGGCATGGGCATTATTGATAAAGGTGATCCGGTAGGTGTACTTATCGGGTTAGTCGCTATATTCGTTTACCGGGGAATGGTTAAGGAAACCAAATGAAAAATTACATCATGTGTGATTATTGCCCAAACTTGGTTGACGAAGAAGATACAGCGTGTAGTCATTGTGGGAGGCCTATGTACACGGATAATCCCCTGATTAAGGTATGTAATCAAGTAGGTATCCCAGTTACGATGGTTCAGAACAATAAGGTATGTCCGATTGTTAGAATACAGATCACAGCTGAAGGGCTTGATATTGACTACTTAGAACCGGGGCAAATCGTACCCCACACTACAGAGGTTACGCACTAATGATAGTATACAACGGTAGTAAAAGAGAAGTCACGCTAGGTGATGAAGTTATCCCGTTCTTTTGTGGAGAAGTCCTAACTGAAGAGGCTGCGGTATTGCTCCATTTTAAATCGGGCGGGTATACCTTGCAAGACGCATACACCATGATAATGATAATGAAACTGCAACGGGATGCAATGTTGGCGAGTCGTGCCGTTAAGCCTAAGTATATTTCTAAACACCCAGGAGGTCCATACTAATGACTGATAAACTCGTAACAACACAGTTAACGAGTAAACACCTGAAGTTCCACATTATCCTATCTAGGTTCTTTATATACGGCGGAATATTGGGTATACTTGTTTACAGGGACGAAACTGATATGGTAGGTTGGTTCAGCTTAACTACTCTTTACGGGATTTGTCATTTGATTGTGACTAGGATGCGTATTTGGTGGAATCATAAATGAGGAGAATTACTGTGAGTCTAAACACCTATGAAGTAAAGTGGGTCTCTAAGAGTAAGGGATTTAAAGGCGGTGAAATAACTAACCGTACTCGTATTATCACCACTTCTGAACAATCAGCAATAGCGTTCTTAAAAGCCGCAGAGGGTGATGATGTTAAGGAAATCTTAGGTTGTATTAAAGAGCCTGAGGTACATGACAGCAGTTGTCAATATTGTAAGGGCAACTCAGGATATTTCAATGGATAAAGTAATCAAACCGTTATTAGCCACCAAAGCCGACTATGATAAGATACGTTATCCTGTGTTAGCTACTCCTAAATTAGACGGTATACGTTGTCTGATGGTTGACGGTGTAGCTATGTCCAGGTCGATGAAGCCTATCCCTAATGAGTTTGTCCAGCAACAATTGAAGGATTTACACGGCCTCGACGGTGAGTTAATGGTTAACGGAGACTTTAACCAAGTGCAATCCGGGATTATGAAACGTACAGGGGAACCCGATTTTACTTACCATGTATTTGATTCTTGGGATATTGAGGAACTCCACAAAGAAGATGTCGGGTACAAAGAAAGGATAGATTTGCTTGAATGGGCTGATTACTGTGACCATCATCGTATCCAATGTCTAACCCCTGTCCAAATCAACAACGAACAAGAACTTGACCAATACCTTGATGAGTGTTTAGCCAAGGGCTTTGAAGGTGTAATGATTCGTGATCCAAACGGTAAATATAAGTTCGGAAGATCGACCGTCAATGAAGGTATTTGGTTAAAGATTAAACGGTTCCTAGACGATGAAGGAATCTTAATAGATATCACCGAAAAGATGCATAACGCCAATGAATTAGAAGAGGATGAATTGGGCTATGCTAAGCGGTCATCAGCTAAAGGTAATTTAGTACCCACGGGGACAGCCGGGTCACTAACCCTTAGATGGGGCGGTATTGAATTCAAGGTAGGGTTCGGCCCTGGATTTACTGATCAAGATAAGCAAGAAATTTGGGACAATAGAGAGGATCTTGTTGAGAACATAGTCACGTTTCGTTACCAAGAACTATCTAAGGATGGTGTTCCACGCTTTGGTAAAATGGTTGGTTTCCGTCACCCTGATGATTTGTAATTTAGTTGTTCTTATTTTGTGAAAACGCTTTACTTATTGATCAGGTCGTGTAATAATGAGTTCAAGTTAAAGCAAACACCAAACGAGAAACAGACAAATGACTAAATTAACAATGACTAACGATACTCTTGCATACACAACTCTGTCAGGCAATGTTGTTTCCTTTTCAAAAGAAAAGTTATTAGAAATACTGACCAATTGGGAAGGATATATGTGCGCAGACAACTTACCAAAATGGCTAGTTATGAACGGAGACGTAAAGACTTTTAACCAAGCCAAGAAACTAATAACTTTAAAAGCTGCAGAGTTAGTATAAACCCTAAAGAAAGGAGCGTAGATATCAATGCCTCGTAAACGAGTTGATCACAGACCTATCTGTACGTGTAGAGCTTATGAATTCCCTCACAAGATAGGCGGTAAATGTGATGGTAGTGCTTTTGCCGAACACCATTGGCTGATGGATAAGGGCTGTTGTGATATGTGTAATTGCAATACAGGCAACGATTGTGACGTTATAACCGGGGCTGAATCAATACAAGAAGCTGAATGTTACGACGAAGCAAAGAGACTTTACCCCGGTGAACAATTACCAATGTGATAACCCCTCAAGTAAATAAAGCCTAATTACGGTGTTAGGTTTTATTTTTCTACAGATAGACCTCCCTTTAAATGTACATTCCCTAATAGATGATTTATATTGAACCCGACAAAGCCCGGTAATTAAATCATTGTATGCAAAATCAACCTTTAACAATAGATCAGCTCAGAGGCCTCATCAGTAAGGGTGAAGCTAAAGATCCTCTGATATTTCTAGAAGCCATTATGAACGGGCAAGATCCCCGTAGACTTTCTAGTATCTACGAATTAATATGTGAGGTAGATAGTTTTAATGACGGTGATATTTGCCGTAGTGATTGGGTTGAAATTGTAGACCACGTTATAGCTAGGTTCAAATACCACCCTGTCTCAATTGGTGATTCCACGGCTGCGGCCAAAACCCTCGCTGAATACTTACACCCAAAGCGCAAACATATTGAGCTAGGGGGGAATGTTTCTAACGAGGCTGATCCTAATGCGAACCCGTTAACTGAAGAAGAAATAGACTTATTTAAAGAGAAATTCAACGATGAGTTCTGATCTACTCATACCGAATTCTTGGTCATACAATGAAAAGCGTATGTTGAAATACATGCTAGAAAAAGACGGCATGCAGTTCATGAGGTACTTCTTTAAGATTAGAGAAGATTCCAAAATGATCTGCAACTGGCACCACTACGTTATTGAATATGTTTTACAAGCCGTGTATGATCTCAAAGTAACTCGCCTCATCATCAATATAGCTCCAGGATATACTAAGACCGAACAAGCGGTTCTCAATTTTATATGTAGAGGGTTAGCCCTTAACCCTGCATCCAAATATATCCATACCTCATATGCCGGTAGATTGGTGAATACCAATTCAGCTAAGATTAGACAGACAATCAAGTCTAACGAATTCCAAGAACTCTGGCCAATGAAGATACGAGTCGATGCCGATGCCAAGGGTGAATGGTACACCGAGAAAGGCGGCGGCATGTTAGCGGCTGCGGCTGGTGGCCAGATAACAGGGTTCAGAGCAGGTAGAATGGATGAGGGGATATTCACCGGGGCATTTGTAAACGATGACCCTGTTAAGCCTAAAGATGCTTATTCCCAAGTTAAAAGGTCAGCCATTAATAGCGATTTTAACAACACCATGCGGTCTAGGTTAGCGATAGAATCTGTACCAATGGTTAATATCATGCAAAGAATACATGAAGATGACCTCAGCGGGTATCTACTTAGAGGGGGTTCTGGTGATAAATGGCACCACCTCGTTATCCCTACACGGTTATCAGAAGAAGCGTTGTCCGCGCCTTACCCTGAAGATCATACCCACGGGATACCCATAGATATAAACGGTATCCTAACAGCTATGCACACGGGTCAGGCTTATGCTTTTTAGTGTAGATGCCCTTACCCGTATACCCCAAAAAGTAATCCCAGGTACGCCTCTTTGGGCGTTTAAACACACCCTTGAACAATTATCTGTTATTGAAAACGGAGACCCATATACATACTCTAGCCAGTATCAGCAACACCCTAGCCCTCTTGGCGGAGGTATGTTTAAAGATAAGTACTGGAAGTACTATGACACGTTACCACCTGACATTGATCTAATCAGGATATATGGGGACACCGCCCAAAAGATTAAAGAACAAAACGATTATTCAGTGTTCCAATGTTGGGCTAGGTCTCGCAGTATGGGTATCTTCTTACTCGGCCAATGTCGAGGCAAGTGGGAAGCCCCTGAATTAGAATCCAAACTTGTAGAATTCTGGAACAAATATAAGCCCTCCCTCCGTAGACCTTTAGGGGCACAAGTTGTTAAGATAGAGGATAAAAGTTCAGGATCAAGTTTAATACAATCTATTAAGAAAGATTATATGATCCCTATTGAAGGGATACAAAGGAACACCGATAAGGTCTTCCGGGCTATGGGGGTTGTTAAGTATTTTGCAAGCGGGTATATCCATTTGCCCCGTGATGCTGATTATGTACACGACTACAAAGAAGAATTCAGAAAGTTTACACCGCTAAATACTCACAAACATGATGACCAAATCGACCCCACGATGGATGCGGTTGAAGATTTAATTGTGTTTGAAGATATGATGTATAATAATAACGCTTTAAAATAAAGACCGGGATAACCAGCAAGGACCAAATTATGAGCTCATTGAAAGACAGTTTGCCAAACCTAACTCAGGGGGTTAAGACCGCTTCTGATTTTAACATGTCTCTGGCCGTCGTACTAAATCTAATTGCGGGGATCAGGCCAGATTTCTTCTTTGGCCATAGCCCTGCCACCGCAGCCCAGACCACTGACGTTTGGCCTAGGGGTGATATTCAACCGACATACCTATTCCCAAATGACAGTGGTGAGTTGTTAGAAATCGTATCTGACAATCTAGCAGATACTCAGCAAATAAAAGTAATAGGGTTAGATGAGACCGGGTTGGACAAAGTTGAATTGGTAACTCTAAATGGTACAACCGCTGTACCATTGACAGGGTTATGGACTGCGGTAAATTCAGCAGTAAACAATGATTCTACCGTATTTCTAGGTCAGGTCGATATTCGAGGCGATGGTAGCACCACCACTAATATATTCGCAGTGTTGTTGGCGATTGATCAAAAGACCGCCCAAGGCGTGTACAAAGTCCCGTCTAACAAGGTAGGGATTGTTACGGCCCTATTAGCGTCTATCAACAAGACGGGAGGAGCGACAGTTACCTCTACATTTACAATTATAAAAAGACAACCTAATAAAGTATTCACAACCGATTTCTTAGTAGGCTTACAACGAGAGGGTGTTAGCTTGATAACCAGTGAGTTATCAATACCCTTAGTATTTGCTCCGTCTAGTGAAATCAAGACGAGAGGCGAACCCTCAAGCGGCCCTACAGATATATCTACTATTGCGGGTATTGTTCTTATTGATAAAAACTTAGTCCCTAGCGATGTCCTCTTAGCTTTACAATAAAGGTAACGAAATGAGTGTTAACGAAGCGGCCATATTAGATGAGAAAGCCTATAAAGACGGTCTTGAAAACCTAATAGCCCAATTAGGTACCGAACAAGATAAGCGTCACAATTCTCGTTTTGTAAATTCTAAGAGGTTATCTATAGACGGTAATCAGGATGAGCTCAATGCCCTTTACAGAACCGATTGGATAGCGGGTAAAGTTGTTGATATTATCCCCAACGACATGACTCGTGAGTGGCGGTCTTTCACCGGAGAAATTGAACCTGATGTGGTTAAGTTATTAGAAGCTGAAGAAGATAGGCTTTATCTGATTGAAGCGTTTAATGAGGCTCACAAGTGGGCCCGGTTATATGGCACTGCATTTATAGTCATGGTTATTGAGGACGGTGGTCAACCTGAAGACCCTTTAGTACTTGACAATATTGGGCCGGGCGGGTTAAAACATATTAAAGTTGTGGATCGCCATCGTGTCTCCCATGCCGATGTACAAGTTATTAATGATCCGATGGATCCTCATTTCGGGATGCCTGAATTCTACAGGTTCAATGAGACTTCTGTTAAGATTCACCACACTCGTGTGTTGAGATTCGATGGAGTTAAGTTGCCTTTTGATGAGTTCCGCCGTAACAATTACTATTCAGATTCTGTGTTAGATAGACTATATGACCCCATTACTAATATGGCTACGGTCAACAATAGTGCTGCATCCATGGTGTATGAAACTAATGTGGACATAATGAAGATCAAGGGGTTGATGAATTATCTTCAAACACCTGAAGGGGAAAACCTATTACGTAAACGATTTACATTGGCGAGCCAACTTAAGAGTTTCAATAATATGATGTTATTGGATGCTGAGGAAGATTTCCAAACTAAGACTAATTCGTTTGCTGGTTTACCTGATTTGTTAGATCGTTACGCACAAGTAGTTACCGCAGGTAGTGATGTCCCCGCAACAAGGCTATTAGGTAGTTCAGCCAGTGGATTAAACGCAACTGGAGAAGGGGATCTTAAGAATTACTACGATAAAATTGCTGCTGATCAGGTTAAAGAATATAAACCTCGCCTAGACTATTTCGATAAAATAATGGCTAAGAGTTTAGGTTTATCAGATGATGTGGATTTAACCTATAAGTTTAATTCACTGTTCCAGATGACACCTAAAGAAATAGCTGATGTACAATTTGCCAATGCCCAACGTGATGCAATCTATTTGGATAGAGACGTCATCACCGAAGAGATTGTGGCTAAAGAATTAAAACAAGAAGGTACGTACACAAACATCACTGATGAGTACATTACTGAATTAGAAGAACTAGAGGATTTAGACGATGGCTTTGATACCGATCCCCTTAACATTGAGATTGAATCTGAATCAGGGGACGAAGAGGTCGAAGAAGACTAAACGAGCAAGACCGGTCAAGACCCCCAAAAGCCCGGAAGTTAAGTACCGTAGACAATTACAACAATTGACTGCAATGTTGAGGAGAGATGTCCAAACTCAAATTGTACCTATCCTTAGGCAATTTGAATCCGAATATGTCAACGATGCATACGCCAAAACCTTAGAAGAAGCGTTCGACAACCTAAGAAGGGCGTACTCCGGTATCAATACTACCGCTAGAACAGTCGCCAGTTCTTTTGTTGAAGGGGCCAATAGCGCTAATAAGAAAAGATTTTATGCTGCGATGGATGACGCGGTAGGGGTCAACCTAGAGAGTATTATTCAGAATGAAGGGTTAGAGGATGTTCTGATTGCTACGACTCGTGAAAACGTAGGGCTGATACGCTCCATACCTGAGGAATTCTTTAAGAAGATTGAGACGGCGGTATTCACAGGTACAACCCAAGGTAGCACCGCCGGGGGAATGATTAAGCAGATTCAGAAAATCAGCAAGGTAACGGCTCAGCGGGCCAAGTTAATTGCACGTGATCAATCCTCCAAATTAAACTCAGCACTCAATCAACAACGACAACAAAACCTAGGTGTTGAAGAATACATATGGCGCACATCTGGGGATGAAAGAGTTAGAGATAATCATAGGTCTAAGAACGGCAAAATATTTCGCTGGGATGATCCCCCCAAGGACACTGGCCATCCTGGGCAAGACATTCAATGCCGGTGCGTAGCTCAACCCATAATTAATCTGTAAACGGGCAAACAATTCTAGTGAAAAGCTTGCTTTTAAATTCTATCCGAATTAATATTACGTTCTCAGTTTAAAGGCTATCCAATGTTTTTAAAAGACCTGTTACAAATAACAACGGAACGAACATATACTGACGAAGGGTTCCTAAGGGTCCCTGCTCGTATATCCCGTGTCGGTATCCAAGAATACCTCGCTGTTGAAATGGGTTTGTCAGATAGAGATCCTGGAGATATTATCAGGGTGTTTAGACCAGCGGAAGAAGTCTTCTCAGAAAAATCCTTATTATCATTTAGTAACAAACCAGTCACAGATAACCATCCTCCAGAGTTAGTCACTTCTAAGAATGCTAAAAAGTTTTCAGTAGGTCTTTCAGGGCCGGAAGTTACCAAGGATGGGATATTTGCAAAGACAGTGATTCAAGTCACTGATGCGGCGGCTATAGCTAAAATAGAAAGTGGTAAAGTAGAGCTTTCTAATGGTTATACCGCTGACATTGATTGGACACCAGGAATTACTCCGGAAGGCGAGCAGTTTGACGCCGTTCAGAGGAACATCAAGGGCAATCACATTGCCATTGTAGAACGTGGTCGTGCTGGACCTGCTTGCAGAGTGGCCGACAATTTACCCGCAAAAGGAGATAAAGTCATTATGGCTAAAATCACAATTGATGGGGTTGATTTTGAAGTATCTGATCAAGCTGCTCAAGCGGTTGGGAAACTGCAAGCAAAATTGGTAGATGCTGAACATGAAGCCCAGAACGTAGAGGAACTAGCTAAGAAAAAAGAAGAAGACACGGACGAAAAGGATAAAGAAACCAAGAAAACCGAAGACTCTTTGAAAGCTAAGCTAGATGCCGCAAATTCAAAAATCCCTACAACTGATTCATTAGATCAACTGGTTGCTGACCGTACTGCTGTTGTCGATGCCGTATTGAAAGTTATGCCGGATATCCAATGGAAAGGTAAAGATACTGACACTCTTCGGAAAGAAGTGGTTGGTTCCATGTGCCCTAACGTACAGCTAGATTCTGTTTCTAAAGAATATATCGCTGCCCGTTTTGATACATTGGTAGACGCTATTGACGACAATGGTCAACGTAGACTTGACGATGCCTTCACTAAACAGATTAAAGATGGCAAAACTCAAGATAAAGATAACCGCCCTGCATCAGTCATCGCTCGTGAAAAGATGATGGCCGATAGCCAGAGTGCATGGAAAGGAGGCGTCAAATAATGACTGCTCAAACTTCTTACGAAATTAAACAACCTATTGCCTATGCAGGTATGATCGTTGATTTAGCCCCTCGTGATATTCGCTCACGTGATGTCGAAGGTGCTGCTGGATTTGCTTTCGGTGTTATAGTTAGCCGAGGTACTGACCCAGATCGTCAAGCCGTGCTTGGGGGTACTTCAAGCCTCATTGGTGTTACTGTTCGCGAACTTACTCGTGAAGGTGCTATTAACACCGGAGCTATTAAATACAGCGAAAAAGAAACAGCCGCTATTATGCGTAACGGTTACATCTGGGTGGTGTGTCCATCTGGCTGTGTACCCGGTGACGCTGTCAACTATGATGAGGTAACGGGTGTTATCGATTCAGGCGCTCCATCAGGTACTGGTGAAACAGGCCTTGATGATTTCTTTTTCGATTCAACCGCAGCGGCGGGTGAGTTGGCGATTCTTAAAGTTAAGAATCCTCAAAACATCACTGCTGGCACATAAGGAGAACTATTAATGAAAACCTTAAAATTACGTGATGGTTCTACTGTTACTTTTGATGGTATGCAAGCGCATGTCGTTAGCGGTGCTACCAAGATCACATTAGATGGTGCTATCTCAAGAGCAATTGCTGACATGCAATTGGATGCTGATGGCGCTGTATTTTTTCAACGCCAATTAGAGCATATTAAAGCCAAGAGCTATGATGTCCGTTATGCGGAATTAAAAGCTCGTATGCTTTTCCCTGTCTCTAATGATGGCGGCCCCGGTGTTACAACCATTACTTATCGTACGTATGATCAAGCCGGTGCAGCTAAAATCATCAATGCTTATGCAGATGATTTACCTCGTGCTGATGTTGCGGGTAAGGAAACTACTATCCCAGTGCGGTCAGTTGGTATTTCTTACGGTTATAACCTAGACGAGATTCAGTCTTCACAATTGACTGGTGCTGCTCTAGACCAACGCCGTGCAAATGCTGCTCGTCGTTCTAATGAGCAAGTTGTTAACGATGTTGCTTATTTTGGCGATGCTACTTCGGGTATGCCGGGCTTATTTGATAACCCCAATATCCCGACGGGTGCAGTTGTTAATCCAGGTAGTGGTACTGAGTGGGTTAACAAGACCCCTGAGCAAATCCTATTTGACATCAATGATTTGTTTGCCGATATCTTTGAAACTACTAAAATGGTTGAGAGTGGTAATACATTACTTCTCCCCCCTAGCCAGTGGTCTTTCATTATGGCTACAGCGCGTTCTGCAAATAGCGATACCACTATCGCACAATATGTTGCCAATAACAGTCCATTCTTAAACAGCATTGACGATATCATCGCTGTGAACGAATTGGTCGCTGCAAATAACCCATTGGTAGCTACAGATGCAATGGTTGCATATGATCGTAATCCTGATAAATTACAACTTGAAATCCCTGTTGAATTGGAGATGTTACCAATCCAACAAAGGGGGCTTGAGTTTATTGTTCCAGGGCGGTCACGTCTAGCTGGGTTGAACATCTACTACCCATTATCATTAGCAATTGGAACGGGGATTTAAATTATGGCCGGGATAATGAATCATACCGCTCGCCAGTTTAATCTGAAGTGCATAGGCGAAAATGGGAACCGTGTGGTTATACGCATGGCCCCTGGATTTAATGTTGTGAACGACGATCATTGGGGAGCGTTTGTACCTAAAAAGGGCAAAATGGACCCATATGTCGCCGGATTGAAAAAGGCGGGAGAGCTTGAGTTTGGATCACACATAGATGATTTGGAATTAGAAATGGCTCCAGATACGGTGTCTAAATCCAAATCCGAACCTATCGCTAAGCTCCGTGCAGAAGCGGACAAAGCAACTGCTGAATCTGAAAAGAATAAAGCGATTGCTGAGAAGGCTGTCACTGAAGCTGAGACAGCTAAGTTAGAACTTGAAAAAGCCAAGTTAGAACTTCAACAGCTTAAAGATAAGATAGCTAATCCTGCACTTGACAACGCGGGTAAGTCTGCACCTGATAACAAATAAGTCTTTGCACAATTGCCCCTAGTAAGAGGGGTTACTTTTACTAGGGTGATTACGGATGCCACCAGATCATAAGTTAAGGGGCGTTACTAATGTGGACGAAACTAGACTTTGGAAAGCATTAGATACAATACTCAGCAGACTCACGGGTGTAGAATCCGAACTAAAGGATCTTATTAGGTTACAAGAACGAGTTGATAACCATGACGACGCATTAAGGCGGTATGGTAAGAGATTAGACACTCACGATAGCCGAATAAGAGAAGCTGAATTATGGCAAGCACATTATGGCGATAAAGAATCAGTTGAGCGGTTAGTCGCTAATGTCCAAGGGGAGGTAAAGTCCCTAAAAGGTCAAGTCGACGATTTACAAAAAACAAGAGATATAGGGACGGGTAGTAAGATAATTACGTTACCGATTCTCAAATGGGTATCCGCTATACTATTAGTGTTGCTCGCTTGGCAACTTAAAAGGGGTTAAACAATGGCTACAGATGTCACGGCGTTCAGAGCAAGGTTCCCTGAGTTTTCAGATGACACTGAGTTCCCAGATGCCCGTATTCAATTATTCCTAGACGATACAGTAACCATACATATTGGAGACGATGAAGCTAGATGGGGTGGTAAATATAACATTGCTCAAGCCTATCTTGCCGCCCATTTGTTAACCTCTGGTACTAATACTGAAGCGGGCGATACCAATTCTAAATCAGGACCAATATCTTCTAAGAGTGCGGGTGGGGTTTCTGTTTCCAGAGCTGTCACCGTTAAAGACACAGGCGAGGGAGATGACTTTTATAGAGGCACGTCCTATGGCCAGCAATTTATACTTATCCGGAATAGGTGTTTTGCCGGTGTAGTGGTAGCTAACTGCTTATGAGCCGGTTTAAATCTAAGATAAAACACAGCCCGGATGAAGCGATAAAGCGATTAGAAGAAATTGCTAAATCACTCAAAACGCCGGGTTCTGTTTTAGTAGGTTTACCCAAGGGTAGTAATGATTACCCCGACGGCACATCCGTAATAATGGTAGGTGTGGTGCATGAGTTTGGCAGTCCGTCACGAGGCATACCACAACGTAGTTTTTTAAGAAGCACTATAGTTGAACAAAGAAGCAAGTACAAATCATTGATGAAGAAGCTAACTAGACAGTTCGTTTCGGGTAAGATAACTTCTGAAAAAATGATGGGCCTATTAGGTTTAAAACTACAAACTGATGTTCGTGAAAAAATTACGGATATCAAAGAGCCCGCTCTGAAGAGCAGAGAAGGTAATCCGTTAATCGATACCGGGCATTTACGCCAGAGCATTGTATTTGAGGTTATAACGTAATGCCCATTAATGTTGCTGAAGCATTAGATTCTGATACGGCTGAAGTGATAACCGTTGAACGTCGCACGGGTGGTTCTCGCGTAAATAAAAAATGGGTTCCAGGGTCTCCTACATTATTTAAAACCCTAGCTAGCGCCCAACCAGCAACAAGTGATGATTTACAAATATTGGAAGAAGGTGAACGGGATAAAGTTATATTTAAGTTTATTTCTAAGAAACCTTTGTTTACCACAAAAGACAGAGAAGGGACTGAAGCCGATGTGATTATCCACAAAGGCGATAGGTGGAGGGTAGTCTCTGGCGGAGACTGGTCTTCTTATGGTCACAATACTGTATTGGCGGCTAAAGAATGATATTAGAAGATGCTCTTATTCTTTTAGTGGGCGGGATTGTTGACACGGTATTAGGTATTCCTGATTTTTCCATCGAAGCTAAAAATGATGGCCCTCGCCCTATTGGGGCATATGCAAGTATTGATTTCGTATCAGACCATTCAGTAGGTTGGGAAGAACGAACTCTAGTTGACAATACGGGTGACGACGATATAACAGAAACGATTGAAGGTTATCGAGAATTAACGGTATCTTTGGATTTCTTTAGAGACGGGGCAATGGATAATGCTAGAAAGGTACGAACCGCCTTTCTGCGCCAAACTACCCTGGACACCTTAAGTGCGTCTGGGACGGGGTTTATACAGCATTCGGATGTGAGAGATCTATCTGAAGTATTAGAATCGGCATGGGAAAAAAGAGCCCAGTTCGATGTAACATTAAGCGCCATCGGTGCAGATGTAGATATTATTAAATCAATACTATCTGTGACAATTACCGGCGGGTTTCAAACATCAGGGAAATCAATCCCTGTTAGCATACAGGTGGATTTATGACAATTCCGATTAGAAGTATTACCCAAGTCGATATTGTGATAGGGGCTTCTTTCCCGACTCGCAAAGGCTTCGGCGTATTAAATTGTGTAACCGCAGAACTGGGAGTTATCGGTTTTGCCGAACGTATTCGTTCGTATAGTGACGCGGCTGGCGTTGCCGCTGATTGGCCTAGTAACTCAGAAGTTGTTAAACTGGCCAACACTTATTTTGGCCAACAACCTAAGCCAACTGACTTTAGAGTTTCAGTACGTGCGGCGGCTGGTGTTGCTGCTGAATTGCGCGGCGGTTCGGTTGTTGATAACACTACCAACTTAGCGTTGTTTACAGCGATTACCGACGGTAGTTTTGCAATCTCTATTGATGGCGGTGCTGAGGACATTACCGCTATGAATTTTAGCGGAGACACTAATCTAACTGACGTTGCCGCAACTATTCAAACTGCGGTACAAGCTATTGCTACGTTACCATTCCCTACTTCCACTGTTACTTACGATGGTAGCCGATTCTTTATTACATCTGGCACCACGGGAGCTACCTCTACAATTAGTTTCTTAACTTTGGTTTCTCCGGCTACCGGTACAGATGTCGGCTCTTTGCTACAACTGCAACAAGGCGAAGCGATTAAAACAAACGGTATTGACGCCGAAACTATTACCGCAGCGCTTGACGCTATTGAATTGGTTTCTAGCGATTGGTACGGATTAATCTTCACTAAAGAAGTCCGTGACTCAATCACTATTAATACTGAAGCCGCTGTAGTCGCCGCCGCAGCATGGGTTCAAGCGAGAGTTAAAACGTTCTTTAATACTTCTAATGACCTAGATGTACTCGATGCTATTACCACGAATGATATCATTAGCACCTTAAACGATTCATCTAGCACTCGTACTCTAAGTACTTTTAGTTCTCGCCCTGCTGAATATCCTGGTGCGTCTATCGCTGGCCGAGCATTTACTGTAGACTTTAGTCAACCTAATTCGACCATCACGTTGAAGTTTAAACAAGGGCCTAGCATTACCGCTGAGGATTTAAACACGACTCAGAAGACTACTTTGGATGCTAAGCGTGGTAACGCCTTTTTCAACGTTGGCGCAGACACAGTTATCTATGGTGAGTCATTTATGGGTGGCGATTTCTTCTTCGATGAAATCCACGGCGTAGATTGGTTAACTGATGCGATGCAAACGGAGGTCTTCGGTTATATTTTATCTCGCCCTAGCAAAGTGCCTTACACCGATCCCGGTGTAGCATCTATTGAGCAGCAAGCTATTAAGGTTTTAGATACTGCGGTTCTTAACGGTTTAGGATCTCCAGGTGAAACTATCGATGGTAAGTTTTTGCCTAATGGATATAGTACAGCTACTGTCCCCGTTGCGGACGTTAGTCAAAGTGAAAAAGATGCTCGCCAGTATAACGGTTTGTCTTTTGTATTAAAAGGTGCTGGTGCGATACATGGAATACAAATCGACGGCGTATTTGAACGATAAGGAGTTAAGTAATGGATATTTATTCATTTGCAGATGTAAGTTTTTTTGTACAAGGTAATGAAATAACAGGGTATGATGATGGTGATGATGTTATCACACTGGATCGGTTAAATGATTCAGCTTCACACATAATGGGTTTGGGTGGCAAAATGACGGTATCATTAAGTGATGACCGTTCTGGTTCCGCTGTTTTCAGACTGATGGCTACTTCAAATGATAACATTATCATGACTCAATTAATATCCAGTCAAGAAAACGGGCTCTTTATTCCTATCTTTGCTCAAATGAAAGATAACCGAAATAAAGACTTGGGTTCAGGTACACAAGGTTATATTCTTAAGCCTGCCCCAATGACACGTGGACGAAATGTTCAAGCGCAAGAATGGACTATTGTCTTAGAACGGTTAGACCTGCTACATAAAGGCGGCGGTTTATAATACCAGTTTGGTAAGGGGATCACTACGTAGTAACCCGGCAACTGCGTACCCCTTACCTACCTTATAAGTCCGGGAATATGATTAACCGGGAGAATAATCATGGCTTGTGAAACATTTGAACAAGACGTTAGCGGGGCATTCTACGTAACCACACAATGGGATGCTACCAAACAAATGGTGATGAAACTGAAACTGATTAATACTTTCGGTGACGCTCTATTTGAAATGTTGTCCATACTTACCAACGATACCAAGTCTAGTGAAAAACAAGACGCCAGCGGGGATAAGTTGAATGCTATTAAACTTGCCTTAGACGCTCTGTTTAAGAAGGCGAATCCGGAAGAAGTTGTCCACTTGCTGAAGAGTGTTCTAACCAGCGGCCATACGAAGCGCGAAGGTAAGCGTATCACTGAAGATAATTTTGATACCATATATAATGACGCAGGCATAAAAGAAGCTTACATGGCTTTTATATTTGTCGTTAAGTCCAATTACTCGGATTTTTTCAAAGGCCAGAAAGCAGGGGAATTGCTGGCCAAGGTGGAGAATCAACTGTAGATTCTTCTCATTTCCCCAACATAGATCTATGGTTGCACCGCCCTGTAATAGCCGAGCCCCCGTTATGTACATTGGCTCAACTACAGGACGGCACATACAATATATGTGACGTAGCTAATATGAACGAATTACTCGACCTAAAAGCGAGCTTGAAAAAATAATGGCCACGACAACACTCGACGAATTACTAGTTGGATTGGGTTTCGATTACGATCCAGAAGACCTTGAAAAATTCCAAAAGGATTTGGACAGTACTGTCGACACCATTAAAAAGCTCGCAACCACCTTGGCCTTGGGTACGGCTGCACTATTCGCTTTTACTACAGCTACTACAGCGGCCACCGACGAACAGGGTAAATTAGCTGAGGAAACAGGGGTAGCGGTTGGCGTAATAGATGCTCTGCAATTTGCTAATAAGCGGGCCGGGGGAAGCGCTGATGGGTTGTCTTCAAGCTTGCAACAATTGGCGCTACGCATTGGTGAAACAGCCCGTGGTGTCGGTTCTGGTATCGAAGCATTCGGGATATTAGGAATATCGGTTACCGAGGCGAACGGGGCTTTAAAAACTACCGATCAAGTTCTATTGGAAGTTAGTAACCGATTTGAGAAATTAAGCCGTGTTGAACAAATTGAACTAGCTGATAAGCTGGGTCTACGTGATTCCATACGCTTACTCCAGCAGGGTTCTTCGGGAATACAAACCCTAATTAGAGACGCTCAAGCCCTCGGAGTAACCACCAAAGAAGACGCAGCATTATCGGCTGAGTTTCAAGACTCATTGACCGACATATGGCAAATCGTTAAACAAGTCTCCAGGGTCATAACCCGATCATTAGTTCCTATTCTTGATGACGCTAACGATAGTTTCACAGATTGGTGGAAAATCAATAGGCAGATTATCGAGCAGAACATTCCTGAATTTATAGCTCTTGCGGCTAAAGCTTTACGCTTATTATCATTGGCGGCATTAGGTTTCATATCCATTAAGTTGTTGGGTACATTAGCTTCCTTAATCACCTTCTTAAATAAAACTACGGTTGCGGCTTTATTCCTTAATGGGGCGGTAGCTATACTCCCCTTACTCTTTGGTGCTGCGGCTATTGCTATCGCCTTATTAGCTGAAGATGCCAAAGAGTTCTTTGAAGGTGGGGAAAGCTTCATCGGTGATATGATAGAAAAATACCCCCAATGGGAAGACGAGATACGAAGTGTAGCGGCCCATCTGAATGCCTTAGTAGACATAACAGATTTGATATTTAAAGGGTGGGATGAAATATTCAAACTGTTTTCCAGCGGAACGTTTTTCGAAGATTTAGAATTAAATATTAACCGATTGGTAAAAGACTTGGGCGCTGCTGCTAGTGGCATTGCCGACGGGATAGAAGACAGTATCTCAGGTTTCCTAACGGGTGTCAAAGCTGATTTCTTTAGTTTTGTTAATGGTATTATAGCAGATATCGATTCGTCAATTACCAATCTGATATCTAAGATCAAAGGTGTATTTTCATTCGATCTGTTGGGTAACACAAAGGTTGAGTCGAGTAGCAATGTCATCCCGTTGATGCAGGGCTTAAGTTCTAACAGGGAAGGAAGTGCTTCTCAGTTTAATCAGCCTTCTTTGTTTTCTAACAGAGATACCATTAACAACTCTTCGGCTAGTAACGTGACTAGGTTTGAAGGAGACATTGTTATTAAAATAGACGGTAGTAAATCACCGCAACAAACTGGTATGGAAGTCCGTAAAGCACTGGAAGACATGACTAGACAAGCTTCTCGAAACTTAAGTAGCGCGGTGAAACTATAATGGCTTTTGAAAACATATTTATAAGAGTCCCAAACAAAATAGGGTCTATAACCCTAGACGCGGTGATAGAAGAATCTCATGGTTCCCCTGTGCGATTAACAACCAATCCCGTAGAAGAAGGGGTAGACATAACCGACCATGCTATTATTGAACCAAAAACACTGAGCATGAGAGCTGTGGTGAGTGATAACCCATTGGGTATCGCAGCATTCACCAAGATTGTAGATGATATAACGGGTTTATTTGGCTCATCAACTTCTGAGAACAATACCAGAAGCAACCAAGCATATAGCGCTTTAGTAACTCTTCAAGAAGCTAGACAACCTCTAGAGATAATTACTTCGCTATTAGTTTATACGGATATGTTCATAACGGATATTAATACTATTAGAGACAAAGATACTTCAAAGATAGTATTCATGGACATCACATTCGAAGAAGTACTGATAACTTCTTCAGAGATTATTACTTTGTCTGAAGAAGATTTAGCTTCAGGTGCAACACAAAAGCAAGCTGCGTCTAAAACCGAGTTAGGCAGGAAAGAACCAGTAGAACCGAGTGCAGGCGCACAATCATCTGTTCTTAAAAAATTAATCAAATTTGTGGGGGGTTAAGTTATGTTAGAAATATTATTAACTTCCGAAGCTGAGCAAATATTTTCCTCAACTCTAGATGATACCTTATTTGACTTCAGGGTGATATATAATACTAGGGCCAATGCCCCCAATGGGTTATGGGTTATGGATATATCTATCGGGGAGACTTCTCTTATTAATGGCATGGCTCTTGTTTCAGGAGTGAGTTTAACCCAACAATATAGTGTCGGCCCAAAAAACTTATATATTATGAATGTCGCTGGTTCTAATGAAGATGCGAACAGCACTAATTTAGGGACTGATGTTAGATTGTTCCAATTAACTGATGAGGAAGTTGCAAGTGCCTCTTCAGTTTGATAGAAAATATTCGTTAGAAATAACGTCTGGTTCAGAAACCAAGATCATTACTGATTTACGGGTAAATTTTAATATCGAAAAGAGCCTGCATAGTTACCCCAACTTAGCTGAAATATCTATCTATAACCCCAATGATGAAACAGTTTCCATGTTGAGGGATAGGTTTTCTAAAATTGTATTTAATGCTGGCTATAAAGGTAACTTACGATTAATTTTTAAAGGTGATGTACGGAATGTCTTTGACCCTAAACAAGGGGTTGACCGGATAGCTACAATTTTTGCTGGGGACGGTGAACGCGATTGGCAGAATTCCACATTCAACAAAACGTTATCCGCCAATATAGCGATTAAACAAGTTATAACGGAAATAGCCACCACCTTTAAAGAGACCATATTAGGAGTATTAGGAGGCGTAGATAACGAACCTGATAAATTGGAAGGTCAAACCCTGAGCGGCTCATCTAAAGATATCCTAAACATGTTAGGGGAAGATTATGGATTCCAGTGGAGCATACAAGACGGGATCTTAACAACTGTACCAGATGACGATATTCTTAAAGATAAAGAAGTGGTGTTAATAAACCCTAATACAGGGATGATCGGTTCCCCTACTATCACTGAACTTGGGGTTAATGTTGTAACTCTACTTAATCCCGATTTATTGCCTAACCGGGGGTTTAAGGTAGAGTCAGCAGGGGCCGAAATAGGTATTGCTAATCTTCAATTTAGAGAAATAAAGCGGACAAAAGCCGAAGGGGTATACAAAGCATACCGAGTAGTTTTTAACGGAGATACACATGGCCCCAATTGGTTCTCAACAGTTGAGGGGAGAGTTATAAATGTCGGATAGTATTTCAAGCTTATCACCTGACCTCAGTCTTATTATCCGGCAGGCGTTTACTAATTTAATGAAGGACGTCCATACCACTGCTCCGGGGTTAATTATATCGTTTGACCCAGTTAAACAGTCTGCAGAAGTCCAACCTCTCATAAAGAGGATATTTGTTGAAAAAGATGTAAGTGGTAATGAGATTGAAAGAGTTGAGAGTGTTGGTAAACTTATTAATGTACCAGTAGTGTTCGACAGAGGGGGCGGGTTTTGTATGACTTTCCCTGTGAACCCCGGAGACGAATGTGAAATACATTATATGGAAAGGTGTAGTGATCTTTGGAGACAACGTGGAGGGGAGCAGATCCCCAACGCTTGGAGAATGCATAGTTATTCTGATGCAATCTGCAAGGTCGGGTTATCTTCTATACCTAATGCTATAACGAATTTTGACAATGGTAATTTACAAATACGAACTGAAGACGGTACTGTGTCCTTTACGATGAAGGCCGACGGCACTCAGCGTTATGAGAACCCTAATGGCTTTGTTGAATTACAAGCAGATGGGAAATTCAATATTAACGGTATTATATTTGAAGACCACTTCCATGATCAGCCAAACGATTCTGGTGGAGACACAGAACAACCTACAGGGCCACCACAATGATAGGTAGAGCATTAGATTCTAACAATGATTTAATTGTTGAAAACGGAAGTTTTAAAACGGTTGGCGATGGTGCAGAAGTTGTCCAACACGTTCGTTCTCGATTATTATTTTACAAAGAAGAATGGTTTTTAGACAAAAAAGCAGGTACACCATATTACCAAGAAGTCTTTGTCAAACCTGTAAATCTTAACAACATTGAAAGCATTTTAAAATTAAGAATATTAGGTACTCCCGGTGTAGAAAAATTAACAGCTTTTGCTATGGTGTTTGAAGGCGGTAATAAGCGCGGGTTGAGTGTTAGTTTTTCTGCTGAAACAACATTCGGCACAATTGATAATGAGAAGGTGACGATAAATGTCTGATTTCGGATTAACTTTAGAAGGGTTTAAGCGCAAGCGATTAGACCTACTATTGCAAGAACTAAATGATGAGATGAAAAATATATTTGGGGCTAACTTTAATGTTTCCCCTGAATCCCCCGACGGTCAAGTAAATGGTACTATATCGGAATCCAATGCTAATCTATGGGAGATAGCCGAAGATATCAATACTGCTTTTAACCCATCGAGTTCTACCGGCAATAGTTTGTCTAACCTAGTACAGTTTAACGGCATAACCCGATTACTCGCCACTGGTTCAATCGTAGTGCTAACCATCACGGGAACCCAAGGTACATTGGTTGTTGAAGGTAGCTTGGTTAGTACTTCCGACACCAAGGTTCAGTTTTCTACTGATGCTGAGGTTACTATCCCTGTAAGCGGTTCTATTACGGTATTAGCTACCGCGAGCGTTACGGGACCAATAGTCGCATTAGCAGGGACAATAACAGTTATCGATTCGCCTATTACAGGCTGGGTTTCTGTTACGAACGTAGCGGATGCAATATTGGGGCGGGATTTAGAAACCGATGCCGAGTTAAGGGCTAGACGAGAAGGCTCGGTCGCAAGGGATGCTCAGGCTATTGTTGACGCAGTATTCGCAGAAGTTAGCGCGGTATCCGGAGTGACTAATGTCAAGGTGTTGGAAAACGACACAGATACCGGGCCTGATACCAATGGTTTACCCGCGCATTCTATGCAAGCGATTGTAGTTGGCGGGTCAGACGCAGACATAGCCCAGGCTATATTTATTAAGAAAACATTAGGGGCTACCCCATTTGGCACAACAACCGTACCCGTCACAGACGATCAAGGTATCCCCCATGATATTTCTTTTTCAAGACCGACTACAATCCCAATATTCGTAATTGTTAATTTAACGACGTTTGCAGGATATCCCGTTGATGGCGACGCTCAAATTCAACAAGCAATTATCGATTACGCAAATGGCCTATTAGTGTCCACACGTGGGTTCTCTTTAGGTGATGACGTTATTCATTCTGAGTTATATACACCTATTAACTCCATACCCGGCCATACGGTAGATAGTTTATTTATAAAGATCAGTTCTCCTGCTGACCAGACCGCAGATATAGCTATCTCGTTAACAGAGATTTCTCAATTCTTAACAGCTAACATAACGGTAAACTCGTAATGACCGATGTTATTAACCATAAAGAATTAGCGATAAAACGATTAGCCGTAGAATTTAGAGAATCTACTAATCTCATCGCGTACATAAAAACACTACTTGTCGAAGCTGATACACTGGAAGAGGTTTTTCAAGACCTACTTGAGAAGCGATGGATAGACACTGCGGAAGGTGTCCAGTTAGATGTCGTTGGGGCTATCGTAGGCCAGCCGAGAATCTTGGTTGATGCAACCATCCTTTTCTATTTTGGCTTTGCAACCGCACCTGGAGCGCAATCCTTTGGTACTTTAACTGACCCGAATGTTGGAGGGAGATTTAGAAGTAAAGATGAGCTGACTACAGGCAACCGCACATTAACTGATGATGAGTATCGATTGTTTATACGCGCTCGGGTTATTAAGAATTCGATAACACCTACTTTACCGGCTTTACAGGACTTTTTAAAATTCTTATTTAATGTTGACCAAGTCATAATAATCGATGGTAAAATGCATTATAATGTACAGATAGGTAGGATATTAACACTTAACGAAAAAGCGTTTTTGTTAAACACAGATTTGGTTCCTAAAGTTAAAAGTGTCGGTGCCAGTTATCAAGAATACGATTCAACTAATGCTTTTGGTTTTAAAGGGGTCCCCACGAGTCTAGGGTTTGGCTCAGTAAACGATTCGTCTATCGGCGGTAAATTTTCAACTATTATATCTTAAAGGATTATTATGACTACTAAACCTGACCTAACAAGAACATGGGCTGCGGGCGCACCGGGCGGTAATATAGAAGACCCGGATATAACTGTACCGGGTAAATTTGATGCTGGATGGGCAGCCGAAATCCCCCCATTTGAAAACTTTAATTTCTTACAGCAATTGTTTTCTCAAGGTCTTGCTAATCTCAATGAGCAAGGTATTTTCCAATACGATGTAGTTACCGATTATCCGGTTGACGGCTTGGCAAAAGGCACTGATGGTAATACTTATAGAGTATTGATAACCAATGGCCCAGCAACATCGGTGGTTGACCCGGTAGGTGACTTGACGGATACGTGGATTCTTGCGGTCACTAATTACGAGGATATGAAGGGTGGTAGAAAAAATCTACTTATAAACGCAGCCTTTAGAATAAATGAGCGGAATTATGTTTCCGGGACGGCCACAACTAGCGCAAATCAGTTTACGGTAGACCGTTGGCGCGTTGTAGTATCTGGGCAAAGCGTGACATTCTCAGCCCTCGGCACTGACAATACTTTAACTTGTCCTGCGGGAGGTCTTGCATCCACTGTGGAAGCGGGCGATGTTGATGGTGGCGATTATGTTATTTTTTGGGAAGGTACTGCTACGTGTACAGTAGGTGGGATAGCAAGAAACAAAGGCGAGACGTTTACCCTAGTAGCAAACACCAATGTGATTGTTGAATTCAGAGGGGGAACATTAAAACACCCTCAACTAGAGACCGGGACTTTCAAGACCGTTTTTGAGTTTTTACGTCGCTATGTAGATTTACAAATTTGCAAGTTTTATGGTAGAAGTTATAACGGGAGTAATGCTGCGGGCCAAGTTGTAGCGACAACTGCGGGAAGATACAGCGTATCGTTAGGGGATGGCATGCGGATAGCTCCCACCCTAACGCTAGTTGTATCTAATGGATCTGTAACTAACGCTATAGGTAGTAACCTAGCAGTAACATCACTTACGTCCACCGGCAATAGCAAAGAACACGCCAGGTTATTGGCCTCGGTGGCCTCTGGTCTCGTTGTGGGTAACGCATCGCAGATATTGCTTGGTAATTTCTTCCTAGATTCGGAGCTTGTGTAACATGAAAAAATATTATGAAGATGAGTTTGGCGGGTTGTCGTGCGATGCGTTTTATGGTGCTGTAGAGGGCTCCTACCTATATTTGGCTGCGTTAGCAGAAGTCGAAAACGGTAAGGCGGAAATCACAATATACTCTCCCCCAATCCCGTCCCCGGGAAAAATCCGAGACTTAGCGCTATCTGGTTTGGCACATGACTTTGGCGACGGTCGTTTAATGCAGACCCGTCCCAGGGATGAATTCAATATACGGAATGCTATTGAGGTAATGCAGGCCACTAACACATCCTCCATAAAATGGAGGATGGCGGACAATTATGCATACCCTATAACTCTGGAGGAGTTAAAGGATGCCTTCGCTTCTGGCCAGTTAAAAGCGATGGTTTTATGGGGTGTGTTTAACGAGTCAACACAAGATGGGCTAAGTATAGTTAGCGCTGAGGTTTCGGAGTGAGCTTGGTAGCTCTTACGTTGCTATGTGCTCTATGTGCCCTATGTGCCCGGCTTGTTGGTTCCGATAGAGGCCCCGGTGCATTTGTAGAAGCATCTGTATGGGGTGGCGCGATATACGGTCTCGGTTATTTCACCGGGTCGGAAGCGTTTAACGTTTGGTTTCTGGTCGCATCTTGCGTTGCGGTTTGGCTGGGCGAGATGCCCGGATTAGGGAATGTCGTAGGGGCTTGTATTCACCACAAAGAGATGAATCCAGACCATGCTAAGTGGTGGCAGTTTAACGACAGGTTAAAAAATGACAAATGGCTAGCGGCTTGCCTCAGGGGTTTGATTTACGGGGCACCAATAGGCGTTCTAAACCCAGCGGCATTCATGGCGTTAACTATAGCCTTCCCTTTGTCTTTATGGTTAGCAAGTACAAAATTTATCAGTGATGATAAAGAATGGGTGTTATCTAAGTATACTCCACATTGGTTTATTTCTACCAAGAAACCTCGTTGGGATAAAAGTGAAGTGATTAAAGGTTTATTGTCGGGAATATTAATGGTGATATTCTCTTATTTATGAGCACTACTATGAAAAAAGAAAAATGCAACAAAGAAAAAACCAAATTAACATTAGGTCAGAAACAGCGTGTGTTCACATTGAACATCGCCAAGCTGATTACCTTCGCCTACGAACAGGGTTATGAATTAACACTGGGGGACGCTTATCGAGACCCGCGTGTATTCGGTGCCCTAGGCGAACGTAAAGGTTACGGGCAAGCCGGTTCTAATCATAAACAGCGCTTAGCTCAGGATCTTAATCTTTTCAAGGGTGGTAAATACTTACAAGAAACGGAAGACCATAAACCATTGGGTGAGCACTGGGAATCTCTGCATGAAGAAAATAGTTGGGGCGGTCATTTCAACGATGGCAACCATTACAGTATGACACATAACGGCCATCGCTAGGAGGGTATTATGAGCTTTGACCCATTAAGTGCTGCGTTTGATTTAGGAAAAACCCTTATAAGTACTATCTGGCCAGACCCTGTTAAGCAAGCGCAAGAGTTAAGATTGCTTGAAGAATTAAAGCAAAAAGGTAGTCTTGCTGAACTACAAGCCCATGTAACTTTATTGCAAGGCCAGATGGCTATCAATGCTAAAGAGGCTGAGCACAAATCGGTGTTCGTAGCCGGGTGGAGACCTTTTGTAGGATGGGTAGGGGGGTTTTCTCTAGCGTATGTTTCTATCATAGAACCATTGATGCGATTCATCGCTACAATGACAGGCTATACCGGGGACTTCCCAATTATAGATACTACATTAAACATGCAGATATTAATGGGCATGTTAGGTATTGCAGGTATGCGTAGTTATGATAAGAAGCAGAAAACTCAAACAGATAATGTCAATAGGGCTAAATAAGATCTAGACGATACTGTTTAAGAGCGTCCCTGAGGTCTTGTTGTTGCGTAGTGCGTTCGCCTAATCGTGACAACATGGCCTCATCAATTGTCCCTTTACCGATCAAATGGTGTATTCTAACCGCCCCCTTAACACCCTGACGATATATCCTAGCATTGAATTGCAAATACTCCTCCAGATTCCAAGTAAGGCTAAACCAACATATGTCATTCCCACTGGCTTGTAAATTTAACCCATGAGCCATACTTGTGGGGTGGCCTAATAATATCTGGATTTTCCCGGCGTTCCAGTCGCTTACAATACGTTCTGTCTGTTTTGGTGTAACCCCACTGCCGATAAAAGGGACGTCCCCTAGGAGCTCTTTCAGGGCGGCTAAGTCATGTTTATAATGGTACGCTATTAAAAGGGGCTTACCATTCAGCTCATCTATTAAATCTTGTAATGCTTGGGTCTTCGCTTTGTGTACATGTAATGTTTTACGGTTACGTCTGAATGCTCGTTCTTCGTCTTCATTCAACTCCTCAGGGATATCTTCGTAAACTTTACCATTGGATATCTGGTGACACTTCATACCTACTTGAGCGGCCTGATCAGCCGATGCTTCCATATCATCCAATTGCAAGAAGAACTCTTTTTCCATTTGCTTATAATGTTTGAACGCTTTGGTGGGCAATTCTACAGCAATGTTATTATACGTTATAGGAGGCATATCTAGATAGTCTTCGGAGGACATCTCTAACACTAGGGGGGCTATTGCATCATGAATCGCTTCTTCGCAGAAATCTTTTAGATACCAATTGTATTTATTCCAATCATCGGTTTGGAAATACTTTTGTCTAAACTTGTAGTAGTTGTGTCCAAGGGCTTGACCTTCGTCCAGTATGTAGATTTGAGACCACAAGTCTAATAACCCTTTTGGGGCCGGAGTACCTGTCATTATGTGCCGTCGCTTAAATAACGGTAAGATATCAACAACTAATTGCAATCTAGTTGATTCATGACTTTTAAACTTGGTACTTTCATCAATCCATAAAACATCAAAGGGGGGTTTCTTACCAGCTTGTAACCCTGTTAATAATTCTTGATGCAACCATTTAAGGTTTTCAGGGTTGATTATATAGATGTCTTTTTGTTCACCCCATAACGTGCCCCTATTATCTCCATGGAGAATAGTATGGGATAGACAATGGAAGTTAGACCATTTTTGCATTTCTGCAGGCCATACTGAATAGCACACCCTCAAGGGTGCAATGAGCAAGACCCCTCGCATTTGATTAGCGTATTTTAATATTTTAATAGTGGCTAAACTAATAGCGGTCTTACCTAAGCCGGGGTCTTGAAATAACCCTGAACATAGATTGGACAATAAGAATGAGACCCCTGTCCGTTGATAATTATGAGGTTTCCATATTTTAGAAATCATTATCTAAGAACTCAGTTAATATCTTTTCAGCTTGGCCTTTTTGGTCACACACGTAGTATTCAAAACTAAATGACTCTAATAGGATTTGGACTAACTTTTGCGAGGGGGATTGCTTTTTACCATCTCGTTTGAATTCTATAAAGAATATTCGTCCGCCGGGACACAATATGGTACGGTCTGGGAACCCTTTCTTGTTAAGAAAGATTAGCTTTAATGCTTTACATCCACATCTTTTAGCGTATTTAACAAAAGGGTTTTCTATATCTATTTCTTGTACTTCAGCTTTTTTAGCTATTGTTTTTAGTGCGCGGGATAGGAATTCTTGAGAGGACATGATAGTGAGAAATTAGCATAAGGTTAGGAACCCTACACTAATTCCAAATAGCTAATTAAAGCTCATCCAGAGTGGTAGCAGCTTCTCCGAATTTACGGATAGTACCTGCCAATTCTGCACAGACTTCCATGATTTCGTCAGCTAATTTAGCTACATCTTCAGCCGTACCTTTTGAAAAAGTGGTGTAAGTTTTAGCTGTCAAATCGCGTAAATCTGCTTTTTGTTCAATAACCGCTTTACGTGCTTCTGCTTGAACTTTACGTGCGGCAATACGCTCAGTCTTATTAGCATTCAATTCTTCGCGAAGTTCTTTTTGCTTTTGGTTAAGGGCTTTCTTTTCAGCGTTTAACGCTTTTAAATCTTCAAGTTTAGACATGGTGTATCTCCGGTCAATTAACAGTCCAGCCTTATTGCTAGTGGGTCTATTATGGGGGCTAGGGGCTGCAATGTAAAGGTCTTTGTATAATCAAGCTAAAGCAATTTTGTGTAACCTATTTCCTTTAAGAATTTATAAGTTTCGGCTATATACCAATCATAGTCTATATCGCTTGGGAGTGTATTTGGTAAGTCCATTATGGGTTTAGCCCCGTCAGACCTGGGGACTTTGTTGCCGCTAGTTTTATAATACATAGCATCTAATTCGTGCTTTCCATAATACCATCTGACCGCCTTACCGACTAACCCCCCTTCGTACAATGCCCCGCCATTAACAGTCCTGATTGTTACAAATTTCCTTATATCTGTGCATTCTTTTATGGTGTCTTCTATGGATTTGTTTTTACTCAGGAACAATTTAACAGCTTCGGTACATATCAGATTAACTGGGTTTTTTCTTAACTTATAATAATGTTCAGATTGATCAGCATAAGCCCCTTTACCCTTAATTTCCCCATTACTTTTAACAGCTATATAATTATTAACATCACGACTGTACAGGCCTGAGTAATCTGAGTAATCCATTTTATATTCAGTTTCAAATTCCCAATCTTCTACTATTTCTTCAACCATAGATAATTGGTTAGGTAGCATCTTAACCACAATACCATCGGTGTTACCACTCACCACACTAACCCCCGCTAATTCTAGGCGTTCAATTAGCATGAATAGCGTTAACTGCCCGGTTATCGTAACTTGCATCATCATGTCAGGTGAGAATAAGAATGACCACTTACTAGCTAGTTTTCCAAAAGTACCGTTGATAGTAATTTTTAGACTTTCATTTACTGGCTTATTCCCTGTTCTTTTGGCTTCTAATCGCCTATTAACTATGTGTTCATAGATTGTTAAAAAGGGCTTGCCAAGATGTTTAGGGGCTAATTTATTATTCAGAATTATGCGAGGGTAATAACTTTCCACATCGATTTCTTTCAATAAATATTTACCAGCTACGTGAGCCGTTTTCTTTTCAGCACTGTGTAATCCACCCATGCCAATCTTATAAGGTGTATCACCTATCTTAAATGTCTTGTTAGCCAAAGGATGAGGGATTTCAATCTGCTTACCTTTTTTATTCAGTATGAAATTACCCTCATCGTCTTTTTGATACTTACCTGTCCTTATTTCCATATGACCCCCTTTACCTACTATAAAGGGTTCAGTCTTAAACAGGTGTAGTATCTCCTGCATTTGTTCGGTTTGGAATGAGATGTTACTTGGTGCTTTAAACTTAAAACGTGTTCCCGGTTCAATCTTAGTTCGTTTTGGATTGATGCCGTATGTCTCGTTCATTTCGTGCTTTATTACTGCTTCCGCAATTTGTGAATCTGACTTAGACCTAACATCTACACTATATTCTTTAGACATTACAATTCTCAGGTCTAGTTCTTTTTCAAGAACTTTTAATAACAGAATAGTTACATCTAGATCGTTCTCACAATAATACCTCATTTCCAATAAATCTGATTCCAATATTGTAGCATAGGGGTCTATAGGTAAGTCTTTCATTTTAGGGGAATGGATACGACCACCATAAATCTTAAGAGAGGCACCGAGAGGGGCTACTTCTATTAAATCAATATGATTTAATTCTAGAGCAGCTACCCCCATCTGCTTCCTAACCTCCCAGGGTTGCTTCCTTTCGTCAATTAGCATTTTACTAGCTTTGTGTATAGACGCATTGCTAAGCCCGGCTATAGCCACTTCCAGGATAGTCTTGTCATACTTATTACCATTAAACGTGACTATGGTGTACTTGTTTAAAATATGGAGGATGTTGGTTCGGTTTAATGTAGAATCATTGAATTTTTCAAAATACAGTATTTCACCTGAAGTTACCTTCTTAAACATAATTAATAGGTAGTTCTCATAACATTCTATATCGCATGCTAATAGGTTATTGTGATCCATGATCTACCCTTGATCTACATATGCAGGTGTTGCCCCACATTCAATTTCTGAAATCAATTGTGACAACATCCCAATAGCGAGATAGTGTTGGCCTAAACATATGTTGTAAATGATAGTTTTTGAACTATCCGGTAAGTCGGACACCAATCTAACTACTGGCCCCATAGGCATGTGGGGATTGATACCTTTATCTTTAGCTTTGGAAATAAAATGTATAGCTTTTCTTAAATCTTCCACTCCGTTTTTATGTTCATACCTCACAACATATTTAGTTGCACACGCTAATAAATAATGTAAATTAGTATCACATACCATGTCCCAATGTTGGTAATCGCCTTTATAATGGTCTCCCCCTATCTGTACAGTATTAGGTTCCATTACAGTTTACCCTCTGATGCAAAATAATTCAATATTTGATTCACGCCCGTGACTTCAGTATTCGTATCGACAAATAAATCATTGGCATAAGAAACTACAGTTGCTAGAACATGTTTCAGATTAGAGTTACCCATAGCCAATTCATCTAAGGCATAAAACCCTAGCTCAAGTAGATCAGAAGCCTTAGCTATCCAGGTTTCATTCGGTTCTAATTTAGGAATGTCAGGTAAGAAGGTACGTTCCCAATCCTTTTCAGCTGCTGCAAGAGCACCTTTAACCGCCGGGAATTCCTTCTTAACATAAGCAGGTGTATCCCCAACATAACCCTCCGCTACGTCGTGTAATAGCATGTATCGGATAACGTTAGCACTGTCTATATTGTTGTCTGTACATAGTTGATGGGCGATTAAGGCCGCATTAGCACTATGTAACCCATTACTATATGGGATAATATGGGGAACTGTATGTAAGCGTTCGACGTTTAAACCTTTACGTATTGTCTTTAGTTTTGAAATATCCATTATTTATTCTCCAAATTTGTAATTCTGTTTTCCAACCAACCGTTACAGGCTATCCGCCAATCATCAGATTTAATCTGTTTTGTCCAATCCAACGCGGATGGTGGTCCGTTCTGTTTGTGGACCAAATATACACATAACATCGGTATTATCAGTTCTTTAAAATAGTTAGACTTCCAACATTTTATTTCCCCGATTTCATGTAACCCAAACTTATCGTAAGTATAGAAAAACAGACTAAGGTCGTATTTGAAATCATCCATGTTAGACTCTGACATGCGCACAATGTTGTTCACGTCATTATATGGGTTGCGGTTGTCCTCGTAATTAGCCAGCAATTTACCCCAAAGATCACCTCCTGGGCCGTCGATATATACATGGAATGCATTACTGACATGGGTATACGTGCCCATAGGAATACCGATACATGCCGCAACATATTCCTGAATCATGCTAAATTGCACTACATTAGCTCCGTATGCCCCCCAAAGCATATCGTTAGACCGGTTGTACACCGTTATGTCTAAGCGACCATTTCGGACACGGAATACAATGGACATGTTACATGCTTTATCTTTAGTGTTTATTTCGGGGGCTAAGTCTTTTGCATCCCATATTTGTGCCACTGCTTGACGACTGTTTGGGTCATCTCGTAACATGTTAATAATAACTTTTAACTGGTCTAATGTCTTTTCCCCATAATAAATACTAGGGAAGTGGTTACTTAACCGATGACCATAAGGGGCGTTAAATGTCACCCCATCATCGCTGTAATCCCCCATCCGTTTGTTGAACTCAGTTAGGAATTTAACATCATCGCGACCAGCTAAAATCCACATGGACTCCATTAAGTGAAAGAAAGGATTAGCGTCACGAACTTTGCTCATTAACACGCGGTGTAGTGGGTTATGGAAAATAGTAGTTACGGGGCACGGTATTTCAAAAGTGTCTCCGTTACGACTCTCAATTCTAACCCCTCTAGATATTATTTCCTCAATACCTACACTTAACGCATGGTTGACATTGTCTGCATCTATTATTAACATTTTATTTACCTGTTCCATTATATTTTTGCCTAAGAAACCCTTTCTGGGTCTTCACCCGCTGGTACTTATCAAACTCACAAAGAGAGTGTTCTATATCCCTCATTTCAAGCTTAGGGAATGTGTCCGGTAGATAGAACTCAGCTTCTTGTAGTAATTGTTGCGTCTCTCTATTACTTTGTAAAGGTTTTAATTTCTTTTGTAACGGTCTTTTAAAGATTCTATTCAGCCCTCTCATCGCCCCTGGCCCAACATTAGCCCAAGTATAAATATCTGAGGCTCTTGTAAACTGTCTGGTGTGGCGCATATCTGTGACAATTTCGTAAGCTATGAAATCACTATACCCCACATGACCATTAGCAAATAACTTATGAGCTTGTTCCAAAGTTTGTAGGGATTCCAATTTGGCGGTTATTTCGTGCCGTTTTTCCCAAAGAGGTTCTAATATATTGTAACAAAGATCTTCGTTCTTAGGGACAGAACGGCCACCTGTAGTTAACATATACGCACTACTGTAATTTTTAAGCCCTGATGATTTACGGCGTTCCAAGATGTCAAAAACAGCTTCGGTATCCCAATCAAGTAAGTACTCACTAATATCGGACAGAGTGCTAGGTAGATTAATTCGCCTAGCTACACAAAACGCAAACCATAAATAAGGGTTATCTGGATGACCCTCTCTTATATTTTCTTTAATCCAAATAGTGGTGGTGTCCAATTCTCTGAACACATTACAAAACCTATATGATTGGAGTATGGGGTCTTGTGTCCATGGCTTAGGTTGTCCCGCCTGCTTATGCAGATAAATAGCGTGACGTTCTGTCATCCAATAGAATAAGGTGTTTACCTCATCTTCATTATAATCCTGCATTAGCTAAGCCCCATTGGTAAGCTTTCTTCCATTGGACTATCATCCCCAAATTAGTTATATGTCGCTGATGCTTACCTCCTTCTTTTTCTCTTAATTTTACAAATGACGGGTGTAATTTCTTAAGTTTAAACATGGCTTCTCGTATATGTTTACTATTTCGTAAATATTCAAGTCCACCTTTACCGTTACTCCCATCTGTCACACACCAATCTGATGTAAATTTACCCCTAACGCCATGTTCATACATACTCAACGCAACATGCCAATCTTCACACAAGGGTATGTCATCAAACCTTATATTGTTGTCATCCATGAATTTTAAACAGATTCCGTAAATCATAGACGGTGCAGAATTATAATAGACACTTGGTTTTGTATTAGCCATAAATCTATTTGAAACTCCTACATATTTATCTCCTGAATCTAGCCATGATTGGAGCTTTTTGAATAGAACTAATATATCTGCGCTGTTAGCGGGCACATGGTTATTATCTAAATCTCGAACGCCAAACACTAAGTCATCGTCTAGCATTATTATATTTTCATGCCCGTCAAATAAATACTCATCTATATATTGTTGTCGCATCCACCCTATGTTATATCCATTTTTAGGCATATGATGACGAACAATGTCTGTTATATCTAGTAATTCATCAGGAAAATGGGCTATAGAGGTAACGATCTCTCTATTACTTGGAATTACTATTTTCATTTTTAATACCCCATTCGTAAGCCTTCTTCCATTGCACCCTTACATCTGTTCGGGTCTGCATCCCTTTCCAACCTGTCTTATTGGTTTTTTCCACCACGGTTACAAAATCAGGATAATCGAATTCTAATTGTTCAGCGCATTCTTTTTGCAATTCAGGGGTCCGGTAAGTACTACACCCTCCTTCAGCACCGGAACCTAATTGGTTCCAGCAATATCCGTACAAAACACGATTGGGGATCCCTTGCGTTAATAATGATAATACTAAATGGAAGTCTTCCATCAAGGTAATACTATTAAATTTAAGATTTAATTTCCGAAATGGGGGGATATGGATACCATGGAAATTCATTTGGCGGGTAGCCTCTTTATAAAATTCAGACGTATGATTATTCCCCTGCCTAGCACTTACCCCAACCAGCGGATAACCATCAGTATCCATCCAACTTAATAAAAGGGAAAACATGTTATATTGATTATCATCGCTACATTTATCGAGTTTAACTGAACCTTCTTGCCGTTTAAAAAAGGCTAGATCATCATCTAACATAAACAAATATTCAGTTTTGCAAACGTCAATGCAATGTTGGCGCTTATTAGCGATACCCTTAATAGTGTTTGGTAATGAATAAACTTTACATTTATTACCATATTCCATGTAGTGATCAAACCATTCATCCGGCTCAACAACGATTATGGTACGTTCCAGCAATTTAGGAGCAAGCTGAGATAATGTTTTCTGATTATGTAATCTCCCTTTAGTTGGGATTATTATTGTGATGGCATTGAACATTACCCTTCCCCTCGATAAAATATTTACGTTTACCAGATAACCATTCGAAAATAGAAGGTCGCTTCCATTTACCTGATATTTTTACGGCATGAGTAACGGAACTTTTACTGCAATGACCGCAAAATCTACAGACCCCCCCCCACGAACTCATCTTACCCGCAAAACTTTCAGTTATCCTATTTGTCGGGCAGACCAATTCCGCTGAAAACTCTTTGTCTAATTCCATTACAGTCCCTCCTCAATATAACCTTCGTTGAATGCGCCGCGTATGTATCCCAGTGCGTATTTTTCATCAATGGTGGCGGTTGATTTCTTAGGTTCGTAATTGTTAATAAACTCTTCAACCAGTTCTTCTAACGATGCTTCACCTAAGTTCCCGTTAATAAACTCAGTTATAACAGCCATAGCAGAACCCGTACGGGGGCTCTTAGGGGTGTTGTTAAAAGACATACCTATCAGATCCTTAGCACGTATGCGTTTTGGCTTAGACGTAGGCTTGGTGGTACTGTTTTTAGGGCTTGCTGGGGCCTGTTTTTCAGGCTTATCTGCCGATTTTAATAGCTTCTTACCTAGTGCTTTAGTAAAGGTAGGGATGTGTTCTTGGTGTTCCTCCAAGATATCCCAAAGTACCTTAGCACCATCATCTTCTGATTTGAATTGGTAATCTCTAGGGTATCCGTGGTTAAGATTATTGAAAATACCTTTCATCTCTTCCAACGACAATTCTAAAAGCAATTCATCTTCATTACTTACTAGGGTTATCGCTAAGGACAAATCGTTATCTATCACATATGAGGCGAGCAAATCGCCATCCTCACTTTTAGACTCTACCCTACGAGTATCAAAATCTATAGCATAAAACATTGTTTATTCCTCGAACTTAATGTGACCGGCACGAATTGCTCCGCTGAGATAACCACGGGCAACCCATAATCAATAATAGCATTGCTACGTTTTGGCTTGTAATGTATTAGGGAATCCTTTAGGAGATGAGAGGCGGTTAATTTTCCTGGCATCAAAGAGTCGGTAAAAATACTCATCGCAGTATCTGGTTTAGTACGGACATCACCCAACTCAAATACGGTATCTAATCCGAATTTGCCGGCCTTGTTGTTTGAAAGGGTCGATTTGGGTACTTGGTTCTTTTTACGCCATTCGTTATACGCTAGTTGATTTACCAAGCACTTCTTAATTGCAGCGGGCTTGCTCGCAAAACGCTTAGTGGTCTTAATACCAACTACACTAGCATAGCGATTAGATACTTCAGTAATCTCTTTTAGACTGAGTTCTTTAGAATCAAGTGCTGTGAATATAGGTAAGATTTTCATGACTGTTTTCCTGTTGGGCTGGTTAGTGACTTCTTTAACTTGGAATCATTATTGCACGAGACAATCAGGAAGTAAACCAATTTGTGAAACTAATTTAAAATAAATGAAAAAGGGGCCGAAACCCCCTTTAAACGGGGTTACAAATCGTCGTCATCAAAATCGTCATCATTACCGTCATCTGCAAAATCAGCAAAATCGCTAGTAGCTGCAACACTACCGTCTAAGCGATCGCCTTTCTTGCGGAACATCACATTGTTCAACCCTAATGCGACACCCGGCTTACCACCGTCTGTGGCTTTAAAGAAATAAGGATTAACGCTAACGTGAAAATATGCCCCACTGTAACAATATTCTTCAATATCATCTTGGTCAGCAGTTTCATTGTTCTTGTTCACCATTCCAGGTTTTTTATTTTTGGAATTGGCATTCATGAACATCATACCTTCGTATTCTTCACCATCGCGTTCATCATCGCCATCTCGCACAGGTAATTTAAACTTGCCTAGCTTCTTGGCTGATTCCTCACCGACGGCTTCCACGAGCACCTTTTTAACAAGCTTGGTTAGCTTCTTTAACTGAGGGTCATCCTTGGCTAACAGTATTTGAATACCGTAACCGCCGGGACTTCCGTCTTCTTTATTCTTACGTTGTTGAGCTACGTAAACATATGAACAACGGACATTCTGTAATATAATTTTAGCCATGTTACTGTTTCCTGTTTTATTAAGTAATTACTCAAGGTCATCAAAATCACTGACAATAGAAGGTTGAGCGGCCTTTCTTTTGTCAGATAACGGTGCAATCACTAGCGCCCCTTCAGGCTTAATAGTAACCTCACTCATTATTTCTTTGGCAATCTCCTTGCCGTGTTCTTTCTTCAACACACGTTCAATATCTGTCATTGTACGTGGCTTACTAATGAATATTTGGTCATGGTTTAGATGGTCTAACAAGGAACCAAAATCAGGGTCGAGGGCATCTTCTGTAAATTTACGATGAGTTGTCTTGCGTACTAACTTATAGACATCCTCGTAATCTTTGGAGCCTTGGTCAACCTCTAATTTGATTTGGTTTTCAACCGCTGTTATAAATGACCGTAACATAACTGCGTGATCCATGACCAATCTCTTCTGTTCTGAAGTCATAGCAATGGGTTCTGGGAAACTGTCATCGGCAAAATCAGCTAACGCGATATCCTGGGTCTTTTTGTACAGCGCCGGGCATTGGCCAGCGGCATCGCAAAAACGACAACCGTCATCGCTAGGGTTAAGTTCTGCATCGGCGTCTTGAGTTCTTTTAGCGGCGGGAACTAAAACATCGTTAGCCCAGTTATGTAAATCTTCACCACTGATTTTACAACTACGGATTGGGCCATCGCGGTGATGTGCCCTTGGTTGCACAATGGTCATCCAGATTTCCCAATCCTCTGGCTTTGTCTTAGTCTCTTTAGCAATCTTTATTAGTGCACCTGAGCCGTAACTTAATAACTGAGGATTATCGTCAACATCTACCGCCACACCCTGCCCGTGCTTGTAATCGATAACTTCAATAAATTGGTGTTCTTTACAGATTAAAACGGTATCACTTGTACCGCCGTCCATACCCTCTACACCTAACGATTTAAGTGAACAACGGACTTCTATCTGTTTTTCAACGTGCACATCCGCACTCATTTCTGCGTTGTTGATTTGGTCTTCAACATAATCGACATAAACGTCAACCGCTTCGACCATGTTTTGATTGACTTTGAATTTAAACCCATCGGCCTCAAGGGTTTTACCGAGGAAAGATTTAGGTTCTAAATTTTTAAGCAAGCATTGTTCACCGACTTCGTGAGCGACTGTCCCTTCTGCTGCATATTTAGAAGTCTTGTTCTCAATACCCAAGCCGTCTACTAAATTGATAGAACCGGGACAAGTCATCCACCTTTTGGCGGCGCTGGGTGATAATTTTGCGTGGGTGCTCATATTATTTTCCTTTCTGATAACTGGTTAATAACTTCTTCATCGAAATTGACGACTTCTTCGTTTACGCACCATGCTAAATAATCGGGGTGATCGTGAATTAAGTCTTCTATTTCCTGACCTTTATGTTTACCGAAAGGCATAACGTCAGATAACCTTAACTCATTAAGAGCGCTCATGTGTACCACATCTCCTTAAGTTTGCACCAATCAGCCACCACTAATTGGCCATTATTGTCGTCTGATATAATGGCTGATCTTGGGCACCAAAAACCTCGGTCACCATCTCCGCCGCTATACGTCATAAAGAATTGTGCTTTAGGGGTTCCCCGGCCTTCTTTGTACAGGTAAGTATAGGTCTTCTCGATTATGGGTCGTGGTAGGTTACATAGAGGTTCTTGACGGAATACCGCATCGCTCCACTCTTTATGGTGTTTCTTGAAATCATCTTCTGTCATGAGTTAACCCATTTAGTTACGTAATGTACTACCGCAACAAGCAAGACCATCGGTATAATAAAGCGAAGTAATTGTATAAACACCCATAGGGCCATGGGCCAAAATAATACACATAAAGTGTAGTCGGACACATCCCGGTGAGGGTGGTTACGTTTGTATCGCTTGGTAAAATACAGCCCTACCCCGACTACGGATAAGTAAAGACATACCGCTACTAAGGGGAATAAGGGGTGGTTTCCAAATAGGAGTTCGTTCATAAATTCCCTCATAGTATCACCATTTATTCCCGGTATAGTGAATGGGTCTAGGCATACCGCCGCCGCTGCTGCTGCTGCTGCTCAAGAACGCATCGTGGTTTTTATCTCTGCGGTCTCGTTGTTCTTGGGTCGGCGCGGGTATTAACGAGAAATAATTCTTAATTATTTCAAATTGTGGCTCGGGACAGCTGACTTCAACACGATCATCGTAATCATCGTGCCACACCCCATACCCCCTACCTCGGTTGTGGAAATCGTGGTCAGGTAATCCTAACGCCTTGATCAACCTTACGAAATTGTGGACATGGTCACTATCGTAGTATTCCAGGAGATAAGCATTATAA